CCCCCGTGTTTCCACGTTATCGGACCGGATTGCGCTCAGGACGCTCAGTTAGATTGTGGGCCGCAAGACGACGTATCGCTATTGGCCCCATGTAGGAATACAAAAGGCTACTAGTAGGTACCTAGCTTGCCCCCCTTCTCTCACGCGTATCACTACGCAGCGTCTTACGACGCGTATTTCTGGTTAGATGACCTATGATACACGTAAAATAGGTTTCCCAAAGGGCATTTCCACCCAAAGGTACATGGCATTCCCCAGTCGCCAGTTTCAGGTTGGATCCCATCCACCTTGCAAACTAGGTACCACCTCCCCCTTTACGTATAGTACGCCGGATGCCTCTCCACAACCGGATGGTTGAGGATCGTTTTCTACCACCGAGTACCGGTGGTACTCGTTCCATGATATTCGGGGTCGTGGGAAGAGCGGAAAGCTCGTCCCTTAACCCGTCAATCCGAGCGTACAGACTGTTTAGATCTTCATAAGTAGGGTCCTGAAGATTCATTACCCGTTCCCGGATCGCATCCAGCTCGGCTCGATGTGCCCTCAGGATGGACCCCAATACAAAGTATTCCCATGTATTGCGGTACCAGTTTCCTGGATCCATCACAGAGGCTCCAGTCCCATAGCTGTCCGCCATGGAGACCTTGCCGATGCCCACTAAGTGAGCATCCAGGGCCCGTACGAGACTCGCTTTCAGTCGCACCCAGAGAGGCTCCCGAATCACTTCGGAAACCTCTAGAGCATTGTCCATCACCACCCCAGGCTGTGCCTGTAGGAGCCATGAATTCACATCCATGGCCCATGGGCTTCCTGGTCGTGATAATAGAATACTCATGCCTTGAAGACGGGACTTTGACCCTAGAACAGCTGGGAGCCGTGCCAGAGTCTTGTACCCATAACCGCAGACCTTAGCCCCTAACCTCAGTGCTTCCACCAAGGATAGTCGTGGATTAGCACGCACCAATACCTGCTCAAGCACACCAGTGTCGACTATCGCCGCACCGATGGACTGAAGACTTATGGCTGATGCGTCCTGTCCACTCACGAAAGTCCGCTTAGCGAACTCGAATGAGCCGTTTCGAGAAATCAATGATTTCGCGAGACCTACCTCCACTCCGATCACTCGGAGTAAGGCTAGATATTCCTTGGCTACTTTAACATCAGCTATGACGATATCGTCCCCAAGTAAGGCGTAGTCTTCAAACCACTTCCATGCATGGTTTGCCTTGAATGCAGCATACTGGACCAAAATATGATGGGTAAGCGAGAAGGCTGCCCACGAGGTCAGCGCACCCTGCGGCTGGCCAGCCCCATAACGTACAGTTCCTTCAGACTCGAAGGGTTTAATCCTCTTGTCTATACGCTGGGGCACTAAGAATGTCCTATCCGTAAGCAGTGACACCCATAGACTCGCTAGCCTTGGCCCCAGTAAGGAGGCCAAGACCGGTTGTTGCAGTAGGACAGGAAATCGATCCGTGGCCGAGGATAAGTCATAGGAGAAGAATATCCTATGTCCCCGCCCAGCCAGCTTTACAGCTGGCGCCATCTGATCGAAGGTTCCATCTTGAGGGATTCGTCCCAGAAGATGGAACAGTAGATCATGGACCGGTTTCATGGCCATCTGTGTCCAACCATCCACCATAGCTATAATTCGGGTCTTCCCCGCAGGTTCAGGCAGGAAACCTAGTTTTCCGAGACCCTGGAGCCTACCAAAACCGGGATAATTCGGATCTCTCCGATTACCACGATCAGGTAGTACCTGGTCAATCACCTTCGCCGAGAGATCGGAGAGACGGCTCAACACCGTGTCCCCCACCAGCCTGAGCCACTCTTGCAAGAGTGGCCACATCCAGCTGTTGATACCCAAAGATTCATCCTTTTGTGGATTAGTCCACGCAAGGTAATCAGTGAACACGACCCCGATTGATGTCCCAGAACGAAGTTGACCAACGGCTTTAGGGTCGTTGGTCTTCTGGAGTTCAGACTCAGTTAACGGTCGCCCGTAATAGAGCCCCATTGCTGGACGGACACCAGATGTGTTTGGTGACGATTTCAGGAGAGCCAGGAGACGGGGTTTTAGGTCCCAAGGGAGTCCTTCCCACCCCTTAGGTATGAACTGCGCGACTAGCAGGTCCACGAGGTTTCTACCCCTCGAGGGAAGGTTCGACAGTAATGCCGACCCTTCTACTCCGACTAGTGCTTCATCCTTTCGGACGCTTCGACGCAGCCCCAACCATAGGGTGGCTAGCTTACCATACCCAACTTCACGAAAGAAGACGGGCATGAAGCCGTTTAAGAAGGAAATCCAGGCCACTAAGGTTTCCACAGAGAGCGTACTCGGTTTTACTACCGCATCTAGTTTCACGATCGACGGGATATCGATTACTCGATAGAGCCCGAAGAAAGTTAACCAGAGACGGATTGTCCAGATATCTCCAGACCGTATCGCTAGCCGCATTACTCTCGGTATGACCCGTGGGATCCCAGAGCGAGTCCGAGAAATAGCCGCCTTAAGGTCGCGTGTGTTGTCTATCATCTGACCACCTGCCGCCTGTTGCAACAGAACGGAGCAGCCCTTCAAATAGACCACAACGAATTGCCACCCGCTCCGGCGTTGTAGCCGGACCACAAACTTGGCAAACCCCATGGCTGCATTGTACCATCGAGAAGTCATTCCTCCACCCCTAAGGTGAAGCACTCGTGAGAGGGCTCCACCTAGGGCGCGACCACCTTTTACAGTGGTCTGCCATCTAAAGTGGGCACCGAGATTTTTTAGATCGAGGTGTTTCATTAGCTTAATTATCGATGATGATTAGCTAACCGCTTTAGACCTTCAGTTTCCTCCAGATGGAGGGCTGCAGGCACCCTTGACAGGGTCGAAGTGGGTTAAGACTTCTTATGGTTGGCAGAAGATATCCCAATGCCAGGTTC